GCAGCGTAAAATGTCGGTGTGAACACACTCTCATAAGAACTATAGTCTACGACATAGTAATATAGAGCGCTCCCTAGCACATTTTCAATGTACTGAGGTAATTCCGTCACCGGCACGTTCTTAACAAACTCTGGCCATTTGTACAATTCCTCTTCGATGATTTTGATATAACGGCCGAAGTAGCATTTCGCTAAATCAGGTCGGCTGTAAATTCCACGGCCGGCCTTTGCCATATCAAACCCCTCATCTTTGAGGAATGCATGTACCCTGCGAAGAATCTTCGCTACATCTCGGATATAGTCCGAGGGTCGACCCCTCCACACCACCCGCATTTCTTCTGCTCTGCCTTCGCTGTAACTCTTGCATAAGCCTAAAAAGACTTCAAAATCAAGTGGTACCCTCGCGCAATGTTTCTTGACTCTAGTGCGAATCAACTCGGAGACGAAGCGTGTATACGCTCCTACTGCCTCCGGGTCAGGTTCGAACCACACAGCATTGACACGATACCTGAACGCCGCCTCCTCATTGAGGGCAGACGTTCTGTCATGCCATAACTGCACGTGTGATACTACAAAAGGACCAATTTGAACTGCGGCTGGAGTGCGAAATCGCCGCTCCGGAAAACTGATATGAGAAGAGGGGTGGGATTGGACGGGCATCATTCGTAGAACGTATGGACTACGTTCCGGCGTATACTCAAATCCGACTATGACGCTACGGCTGGGGCTAGAAAAGAGACTTTAGGGCGTCCAAAGTCGATGTAGGCATATTCTGGGCCCCGCAATAGACAGCCATTGCGGTACGGGTTGTCTCCACGGCTCCAACATAGCGTCTTGCCAATGTTGACAGCTCATCAGGGAGTCCTGCGATGGACAAACTGCTGAATCGTGTTGCAGAAGTTCTATGCAATAACCAATACTCCCATAAAGGGTAGAGCACATCGGTTTCATAGGATTGGGTAGGGGTAGCAACAACGATTCGGGCAAGCCATCTGTAATCCCCGAGGTTGTATTGTGGAGGCTCCGCTTCTTCAGCGACTGCGACTGGTGGGTCACCGTCGACCGCACCTTCTCCTGGAGGCTCTCGCACACGAAGTGCACGCGCTGCAGCCCATCTTCTACGACTAACGGCAGCTTTGCCAATTGTGTCGATAAGATCGAGGTTGCCTGTCGTGTCTTGTTGTATGTTCGCGATGTCAACGACTTCAGTCTGGGGATCGAGATAGTAAGCTGTAGCTTGAGTCCCTCTTCGGAGTTCAGC